TAATTCCTTTACTTTCTACGATTGGATTGATTTTATCTTTAAATCTTTCCAACTTAACAAGATAAGGTTTCATTTCTTCTTCAATTCTAAGGACTTCTACTTTTACTTTATCATACTCGGTCTTAAATTCTTCTTGTAGTTCTTGAATTTTGGTTTGTAGTTTATCGCTTTTACTGGTTAGATTCTTAAATTTATCAATCTTGGTGTTGATTTCCTTCTGTAATCCTTCTTTATCGTTCAAGATTTTAAGTAAATTTCTATCGTCTATTAATACTTTACGCATATTGTTTATGAAGAATACGATTATTCGTATCTTTTGTGATTATTTTATACTTTTATAAGCTGTTTCCCATCTCTTGTAGTTATCTTCAATGTTGTAGTGTTTTAGAACGTATTTCTTAGCTATTTTACCAGTTTTTTCTCTTAATTTTTTATCATCAAGCAGTTTTTTAATCATTGGAATCCAACTTTCACCGGTCTTAACTATAAATCCATTTTTTCCGTCTAAGTCTTTGTCGTAAGGACTATCTCCTTGACTGAATCCTTGAGCAATAACTGGAATTTCAAACATACTTGCTTCTAGGAACTTGATATTAGACTTACACTTGTTGAAATAACTTTCTTGACGTGGAATTAACATTAAATCTAGTCTTAAATTGTTTAATGTTTCATAGTAGTTAGCCATTGAAACGAAAGGTTTTCTTTCGTCTGCGTATTTTTCCCAGAAGTCTAGTTCTTTTTGATAAATCTTTCTCATATTTACCAATCTAGCGTCATCTTTGTCTGGAAGTCCAAATACAACTATTTCTACATCATTTCTTGCCTTTAAGTAATCTAGAGTGTCTAATATATGTAGATAATCATCATTACTTGATACAGAGCCAACTAAACCAACTCTTATTTTATCCCCAGTGTTCTTAATCGGTTCTTCATAGTTGAATGGGTCTATTTGATTGGGAAGAACTATTACATTTTTGTTTAACTTGCGATACTCTTTAGCTAGAAATTCTGTTGTTGTGGTAACTAGGTCAGCTTGTTTAATAAACTTTTCAATATTATCGTTCATTTCAACCAACTTCTTTCCTATCTTTGAATTGACACGTTCCATATTTGTTGGAACTCCTGAATTGGGTCTATATGTATCATCGTTATCAAACACTACTTTCTTCCCAGCTTCTTTTAACAATCTAACCACTTCAACCTTCTCTTTCTCCATTGGTCTTTGGAATACTATCACATCAGACATCATCGCTTCTACAAATATTTGTTCATTGGTTTTCTTCGGACTGAATAAACTTATTTCAGACCCATTCCAACAATTATGTATTTGTGGTAACAAGCAACGAACTTGATAACACCCATCATAGAGATTTCCAATATAATATACTTTCATACTAAAACATTTTACTAAAGATTTCATCAATCTTTTTGTCAAGCATTTCGTTTATCTTATCGTTGATTTTATTTTCAATCTTATCCGCTAGAGAACCTTGTTTGACTTCTAGCTTTGGTTCTTCTACTTCAATATCAGCCATATTAAACACGTTCTTCTTTGCGATAATTTTAGCACCCTTACCAATTCTATCTAACTTGTTTCCATCAATATCTATAATTTCACTTATCTTGTTAAGGTTTGAAGCTACACCTACTTTTGGCTTGTTCATATTGTTTCCAATCCATTGGGGGTAATCGGATTGGACTGATACCCCCAAGGAACAATTAAATTAATTAATCATTAACTAGAACTAGGCTTTTGTTGCGTGTGTTAAGATTCTTACAGCAGCAGCATCTCTGTTTTCAACAACGCCATAAGCGATGTCAGAAACAACAAGAGTTCCAACGTAAGGTAATTCGTAACTAGCTTGAGTTCTAATACCATTAGCACCAACGAAAGCACCCATAGAACCACCAGCCCCAAGAGCTAAAGTAGCAAAGTGAATAGCATCCTTATGAGCTAATACATTAACACGACCAGTTGTAGATGTAACGTAAGGAACACTTACAGAAACATAAATTGGTAAGCCATATAATGTGTATTTTGGCTTTTTACCTGTTGGGTCATTGACCGGAGAGTTTTGAGCTAGAGAAAACTTATCTAGAGCTTGAACTTGACGCCAGAAAGTCATAGGGTGGAAAATAAACGCAACTTCACCGTTGTATAAATTACCCTTAGTGTTGGTTTCAAGAGTCGCAATAGCGTTTAAGATATCACTATCAGCTAAGTTAGTGGTGGAAGCCCCAACAGAGTTAGAGAAACCAATAAATAAAGCAGCGATAGCAGTTTCTAATACGGATGCGATTGTGAAAGCAGCATTCTTTGTGTAGCGTTCTACTAAGTTCCAACTTCTCTTAATTTGAGCAGCTTCTCTGTCTTCAATTAAGAAAGAGCATTCATACCAAGTATTAACAGTTAGAGTTCCATTAGTGTCGGTAGGAGCATTTAATGTAACTTGAGAACCGTTAGCCTTGACATTAGCTGTCATTTCGGTGATATTAGGTGTGTAGACGGTATCACCACCATCTGATAATTCATCACTTCTATCAGTGAAGAAGTCAGCTAAGATTAATTCTTCTTTGTAGAAGTCATTAATCATTTTACCCCAGATTTCTGGGATTTGAGCAGCAAGTGTTGTGCCGCTCATATGAGTTGTGCCTAAAGGCATAGTTTAAAAGAACTTATCAATAATCTTACTTTAATCTTACTTTTTACCAAGCCAAGCATTTTTTAAATCTTCTTTAGTTGGTTCTTGACCTTCTTTAAAGATAGAGCTTCTACCAGATGGCGGAAGTTGTGCTTTAGCTTTCTTTACTTCTAATTCTTTTTGCTCTTTATTGGCTTTGAATAAAGTGGATTCAATTGCTTCAGTTAGACTATTAAGACCTTTTAAATTCTTAATGTCTTTGAGTAAATCAATCTCTTCATCCGTATAACCACGAGCAGCAAGTCTTGAGAGTTCAACAATCTCTGATGAGTTGACTTGTTCTGTGTTAGGTTTTTTAGATTCAACAGGTTTCTTTTCTTCTTTCTTTTCTTCAGGCTTAACCTGTGTAACAGCCTTAGTGAACTTTGTCTTCCAATGAGCCTTTTGAGCCATAGCAGTTTTAAGTGCTTTCTTTGCTTCAGCAGCATCATCTGTATCCCATTCAGACTCTGGTTTTTCATACCAAGGTGTGTTAGAATAGTCTACATCTTTTTCAAGTTCTTCTTCGTTTTCAACGATAGGTTCTTCAACCTTGATTTCATCTTCTTCCATAGAATTGCTTCTTAGTAGGCGTTTAGTGCCTGTTAATTTTTAAGTCTTTTTTACTTAGCTTTAGTGCTTAGACATATAAGTGTGTCAATCTGTGGGAGCTGATGAGTTGAACATCAGACTATACCATTCTCCCTACTTCCAGCTTTTATTTTCCTTAATCTCTGGAACTACTTGTGCTTCAAATTTCTTGAAGGCTTTAAGTAACTTATCTATTGCTATTTGACTTGCTCTAACTTCTAATGCGATACCGGCTGTTGTTGTTGATTTGATATCTAAAGGTTTAGTTAAAAACTCTTGTATCATCATCTTCTTGAACTCCGGATAATCTGTTTTAGTTATAAAGTTGTATACATTCATCATATTACTTTACTTTAATTGTTGTGCTTGTGATAATAACTTATCAGGTTGTCTTTGTTCAGGCATAGTTCCACCACCTTGTGCTGCTTGTTGTAGCTCTTGCTTTTGACTTGGTGTCATTTTTTGTGGACTGATACCATTGTTTTCTAGATATTGCTTAAATAAAGGAATATCACCTAATGTTGGATTAGCTCTAATCATTGATAAGGCATTGAAGTAAGCATCGTTTTGTGCTCCCTTATCTACTGTTTCGTCAGTTGCCATCATCTTGAATCCCCACTTGAAGTTAAAGAAATCGTCTTCTAATTCAATTCTGCGACCAATTTTATTTATGTTTTCTTGAACGTTGCCTTGTATTTCTGCTTCTAGTTCTGGTGTTATTAGATTACCTTCTAGAAGTGCTTGACGTTTTGCGTATTCAACAACTGCTTTATCATAAGCTTCTACGTCTTCATCGTCTTCAGCCATCTCAATCATCTTATCTCTACTCCATTTCTTTACTAATGAAGGGAATACATCTTTTAGTAGAAAGTTGGCAATCTTTTCAAATAAGTCTTGACGATAGTTCTTAAAGGCTGTAACTGCTCCGGCATTAACTACTGCGATACCACGGAATGTGGTGTTACTTGGACTTGCTTCACCTTGAACGATTTGAGGTGTTAGACAAATCTTATCAGCCTGGTCGTTAATCATATTCATTTCTTGTAGGAAATTGGCTAACCCAGCGTTTTGAATAGCGATTTGTTCTAATGATTTATCACCAATGATTTGACCATTGATTGCTTGTTCTAATACATTACCGGTAATGTCTGCGTTATCACTCTTTAAAAGTAATAAAGATGAAATTTCAGTGACAGCAGCGTTTTGATTGACTAATTGATTTGCTCTTTCTTGAAGGTCAAATAATCTTTCAACTACTCCCATTCTTAACCATCTTCCACGATATCTTCCTAAGTGGAAATCTAAGTAAGGACATTCATCTTCTTCTAGTTCTTCTTTCCAAAGGATAATTTCTTCATCTCCATATCCGTGACCCATTACGTGAATGTATCTAGGTCTTTCATCATCTTCTTCTTTCCAATATCCTGTAAACTCCCAAATTTCAAATCTCTTTGCTTTTAAATTCTTTTTAAATACATCCTTAATTGATGCTTCCTTGTCAACTGTTCCAGTCCATACTCCTTCCTTTTCCCATAGGTCGTGGTCATTTAAGTCGTGTAGTTCTACAATGTCAGTATCTTCAATCCATTCAATAGCCTGGTCAAAGTATAGGTTATCTAATCTTGATTCTTTTACACAAACCTTGCCGTCTTCTTTATATTTCTTCCAGACAGTTGAACCATAAGTTGTTTCTCCTTCTGCTGTATCGTTTAAAGTCTTATAAAACTGTTCATCATCAAACCACTTACGAACGTTCTTACGTAACGCCCAGGCTTGTAGGAAGTTATGTTGACCCATCCCATAAGGATAGAAGTCTTTCGTATCCGGACTAATTAATTTAGCAAAGTGAGTAATACGTGGATTACTGATGTTCCAAAATATAGCATCATCATCTCTTTCGGTGTATTTGTTATTGATGTAAAAGTTAATCTTTCTTAGAGTTTCACGTTGATTGAATAGAATAGGTTGAACATTAATGTTTCCCTTTCCTTCAACAACTTGTAAGTATGAGTTCTTACTATCATCTATTACTTGTCTAACCTTTTCACTTATTCTTTTATATTCCATATTGTTTGTTGTCGCTATTTCCAGGCTGGTTTTTTATTATTACCAAGTATGTCGGTCTTCCTTGGCTTGTATGAACTAAATGCGTATCTTATAGCATCCATAGAGTTTGACCATTCGTGAATTGAATCATCCGGTTCGTTTAGATACTTTCCTGTTTGTTTATCCTTTAAGAAGAAATAATTTTCAAATGCCTTCTTAGTCTTTGTGCTTGTCTTTGTTAAACTAATCTTCTGGTCTTGAACAAACTGTATTCCTTGGTATACGCTACCTTGACCTTTTTCAGCTCCCAATATATTTATTCCATAGTCTTTAATTTCTGCTATACTCTTAGGTTCTGCTGAATCAGCAATTACTAATGCTCTATCTAAATTCTTTAAGGTATCAGCTATCATTTTGTTACTCATTTCTTTTTGGTAACAAACTTCATCAATTATGAATCCATCATTGTATTTATATAGAGCTATGATAACTGTTGGGTCTTGAGTATAACCAAAGTCAATTCCATATCTTTCAAGTCTAGCTTCGTGTGGTATCTCATCAATCATCTTCCATCCCTTATAGATTCTACCTTCAGCTTCACCAAGTAATCCTAAACCATATACTTGCCACCATCTTGCGTTATTCTTACGTGCTTCAATAGAACTTACAATCTCCGGACTTAACGCTTCATTATCTTTATATGTCAATGTGATAAACTCAACGTCTTCTCTTACTCCCAATATCTCTGTATAGAAATAGAACTCATTAGATGGATTCCAGTCAAGGAAACAAAACTCTTTTGTTCTAACTTCTAATTGGTCAAAAGCATCAAGTGTCGTGTTGTTAGCTTCGTTTATAAATAGTCTATCACGTCTTGAACCCCTTAACTTATCTCCGTTATCAGTTGAAAAGAACTCTATCTTACTACCTGTTTCAAACGTATAGATTGAATCAGATATATTCCATCTCTTATCATCCCAATATCCTTGGTCTTTCAATATGTTTTGAAAGTCACGGATAGCACCACGTTTTAAATGGGGAATTGATTCAGAAACTATACTTGTTAATGTTGGTCTTTCATCTCTTTGTGCTCTATCTATTAAGTAACATAAGATTGATATTGTCTTTGATGCTGAAGTTCCACCGGCTACTGCTCTAATCTTCTTTGTCAGGGCTGCTATCTTCTTTGTTGCTGTTGTTATCGAAAATGCCATATAATAGTGGTTGTGGTAATTGTTTACCGTCTGATGTTACATCAATGTTATTTACTGATTTACCAAATACTCTATCAAATAAACTATCTAATGCTCTGTTGTCTGGTCTTTCAGTAGTAATGAAGTAATATTCTTTTTCTTCGTTATCAAGTTCACCGGCTAAAAATCTTTCAATAGTATCTTGGTCGGTTATTAATCTTGGTTTCTTGTTAGCACCCTTCTCTGTCTTCTCAATAACATAAAGCATTTGAACTCCTTCTGCTAAATTCATTTGGGAGTTAATAAGCTTATTAGCACTTCTTAGAACTCTTTGTCTAAATTCTTCTTCAACTACCCTTTTCTTTCTTGTTTCTTCATTTTCAGAGCCACGTGGTCTTCCAGCATTAGGTCTAGCACCACCCCAAGTAGTGTTTGAATCATTTTTCAAGGTTTCATCTTCAGTTTTATTCTTATCTTCTTCCATATTTAATCTAATATTTAATCATTTGGAAACCATCCTATTGCTCTATTAACACATTCATCACAAATAGATTCAGTAACAGTTTTATCACAATCAATACATCTACATTGTGCTATTACTTTACCACAATCTTTACAAACTATCTTACCGTGACCAGTTAAATTAAGCATATTATTTTGCGTTTCAGTTTTATTACGTTATTGTATTAATTATGAAACGTTAAATCCAATTTCATTATCCTTTTTATAATCATCAATTTCTTCTTCTTCATCACCTAAAAAATATCTTTTCCAATATTCTCTATTGCCATTAGTTATTGAATGACAACTCTTACATAAAGTTATAAGGTTGTCAGGATTACAATTCTTTTTATTATAATCAATATGATGAACTGCGTGTGTAACATCTCCTTGTTGTTCACCACACATTTGGCAAACATATTTATCTCTTTCTCTAATACTTCTTTTTAATGTTTGTGTCCAATCTACTGGATATATTTCAAATGACTTTCCACCCTTCCAATTAGGAGATAATTCTCCTTGACTCCAAGGTCTTGGAATAGAATTAGCTAAACTTAATTTACGTTTTTGAGCTTCAGGCATTTTATATCCTTTATGTGATTCGCTAAGTTTTAATTTATGTTCATCAGATAATTTTTTACCAGCCCAATATTTAGAATTGTTATTCTTAATTTTATCTTTAACTTCTTGTGTTCTCTTTTTACCTTTATTAGATAAACCTATTTTAAGATATTGTTCTTTTGTTCTATTATAAATTCCTTTTGGCATAATTTTTTTTTGAGCCGAATGTAGGTCTTGAACCTTCAACCTATGGTTTACAAAACCATTGCTCTGCCAATTGAGCTAAGACGGCATCGGATAGCTTTCACTATCCCTTCAGCATTCGCTGGTTATATATTGTTGTTTGTGGACTATCAGAGAATTGAACTCTGGTCTTTGCTACTAAGCAAATCGAATGCCTTTATAGCCCTTAACTCTACTTTGTTTTCCTTTAGTATCTTAAATACTTTATTCATCTTCCATTTGTATTTAATACTAAGATTTCTTTTATGCTTGTTCCTAGATTTGAATTTCATATTTAACCGGACATAAAAGTTAATTGTTAGCTTTACCTTAATACGGTGACATCCTGTTGGTCAAACTTCCAGATGTTCTCTCTTTAGCATTTCTTATTTTCTTGGTGTGGACAATGTGGGAATCGAACCCACCCAAATTCATCGCAAATGATTTTCGCCTACCTTGGAATATTATCGCCCATTTATTATTTACTATTGGTGGCTCAACATCTATACATATCCTTTAGCCAATATGTCTTTCCATAATCATTCTTCTAGTAATTAATTAGAATAGCTATTATATCAAGAAACTAGATGATGCTAAAGCCCCCAAAAATAAACAATCTTTGACCCCAGTGTGGGAATCGCACCCACGCATCTATGTTTTGCGGACATCAGTGTTTCTACTTCACCAACTGGGTAATATGTCAGGAGTGCTGGAATCGAACCAACTTGACGTGAGTCCAGGTCACGCATATTACCGGTATATCAACCCCTGTATTTGTTGCTATCTCCGGTAACGCTCCGGATTCCCTGGATTATGAGCCCAGTGAGATACTTTTTCTCCAGACAGCTGTATTATTTAGTCCAAGAAATATTGTTAATTATGTTTAATATACAACTTTTACTTACACCAAATTCTTTTGCCAATATTCTACTAGATTTACCATTATAATATTTTATTCTAATATTTATTACATCATTTTCTTTTAATTTACTACTACCATTTCTTTCACCAAAAGCTAATAAATTATTATTTTTAGCGTGTTCTGAATTATATTTTCTAGAACACCATTCTAAATTTTCAACATAATTATTTAACTTATTTCCATCTTTATGATTAACAAACTCTAATTTATCATTATTCTTAATAAATGATTTAGCAACTAATCTATGAATATTAACACTTTTAATATTTCCATTCAAAGATAGATTTATATATCTATATCCATTTTTATGTATTCTTGAAGATAATATTTTAGGATAACCATACTTATAGCTCCTAACATTACCTAATGATGATACTTGATACATTTCTTTGTATCCGTCTATGTTTCTCCATAGTTCATTCATACTTTTATTATTTAATTTTTAATCTTTTATTCTTTTATTCTTTTCTATGGGGTGTATAGTGAGAATCGAACTCACGTCATTGGAATCACAACCCAAGGTTTTGCCATTAAACTATATACACACCGCAGAAAACAACTTAGCATAAGGACTAGGACTTGAACCCAGACAAATGTTTTTGGAGAACATTGTGCTACCATTACACTATCCCTACTTATTATTTCTTTTTAGGTTTCTTTTTACCACAAGCCATTTTATTTAAATAGTTTGTTATCCTTAATTACCTGGTAAAGAGTAGCTTCTAGTGTCATTATAGTTGCGTGTGGCAACTCTAATTGATAATTATAATTCAGGGCTTCAATAATTTCGTGTAGCAAGGTAGATTCTTTTACATTATCAGGAAGTTCAGAGTTAATAACAATAAGCTCCTCGGTAGTTCTACAATAACCACAATTATTATTACACTCCTCTTTATTTAAGTCTTTTTCTTCTACTTTATAGGATAGACCACCAATTTTAACTTCTTTAGGTAATTTCATACAGTTATTTACTTTTAAATGCTTTTTCAATTTCTAAAGACGTTTTATCTTCATCATCTAAAATAGAGTTCCAGTCAACCCATTCATCTTCAAGTTCTAATTGCCCTTCATCTTCCATAGTAATTATGCCAAAAAACCTAGACTTGAATATAACTTATCATCTAGGAAACTAGCTTTCTATTGTTTTTCTATTTTTTCATCGGCTAATTCAGTAAACTTTCTCAACCTACTTACATTATAGCATACTTAATTCATAACTTCAAGTATATTATCGCAAAAAGTAGTTCGGTGGATAACTCATAAACACCAATATTTATAGGGTATTGACAAATATATTTTTATTTGCTATAATTTTAATATAATTAATTAAACAAAAATTGTTATGAAAAAAAATGTTTTAAAATTTGAACTCTTAATTCAAGACAAGGAAAACGAATTTAGAATTGTTTACGATAATGGAGAGTGGAAAGGAACTCCTGGAACTAACGGAAAAGAAACAGCTAAGTTAGCAATAGAGTTCCTAAAGTCACACTTATAAATTAACTAACTAATATGTCTAAAATTTATTCATCAAATTGTTGCGGTGCTGAAATGAGTCCATCATATAGAGATATGGAAATCTGTCCGGACTGTAAAGAGCATTGTGAAGTAGAAGTAGAAGAAGTTGACGATTGGGTAGAGCAATATGGTTTACAAAACTAATAAATAATAATATTACACCTATGAAAACATCAAAAATTATGCCAGAAGAATTTTACAATCCAAGTGGTTATGCCGATTACTTAGAGAACGAACATTACCATCATTCAGATAAAGGTTGCCAAATAGAAATAGCAATAGAGATGGGAACTAGACCAGGAGAGTTACCTTGCCCAGGAGTTGTTAAGAAATGCCTTACTCATAGCTGTGTCTGTTCTAAGACCGGATGGGAGAAAGGATTCTATAATGGAACTGATTCAAGGATTCCAACTTGCCAATGTGGAAAAGAACTTGAAGGAAAGAATCATCTATGTCATACTTGTAAAGAAAGAAATGAACAGGAAAGTAGAAATAAGTTTTATTTAAAAAGAAAACATAATCAAGATTTTGTTAGACGTATGAGAATGGAAAAAATCGCCAAAAATACTAATGTTATCTAATAAAAACAACAAGTAGATAAAGTCCTTGAAGTATTTAATTAAGTGTGCTACAATGTATTTACTGGTGAAGACCACGACATACGGGCAAGCAATTCAAATAACAACAATAACCTATAATAGTGGATAATAATAAAACTACTAGAATAGGGAAAGAAGATTACAGAAGTTAAAAGAGTTGCCCGGTAGAGTGGAAAGAGCCAGTATAGTAACAATAGTAACAGATTATAAAATTAACAACTAATATGTCAAAACTACAAAACATCATTAAATGGCTTTACTTGAATGAATCAGGTTATTCATCAATGATTGAATGGAGAGAAAACTTTATCAAAATGTTAGAGAGCGAATTAGAGGGGGAGCAATTTTCTAAAGAAGAAGGATTGAAGGTGTTGGCAACTTCACCTGTCCACAAATCAGCGGAGAAATTTGTCAAAGAAGTAGAAGAAACGAACCTAATCACTAAACTTTTAGCAAAACTCCCAGCTTGCGACGGAAAAGATTACATCGCCAAAGCTGAAGATACTTTTAAAAGTTGGATTGACGGAGATTTTAAGAACTGGGGGTTGGATAAGGCTGGCTCAAAAACCAAAGAAACATTACTGGAAGTCAGAGAAATCACAGAGAACGGAACTTTTAATGATATTTTTGGCTCATTAGGTGAAGACTTAGACAAGTTGGTGATGACACAAAGCCAAATCATTAGTTTCTGCGGAAAACACCCAACCCTATTACGTCAGGAAGGTTACGCCACATTTTTCTTGATAAAAGAAAATGATGAGTACTTCGTGGTTGACGTGGACGTGAATTCCGATGGTCTGTATGCCGGTGTCGGCCGCCTTGAGGATGACCGTGTCTGGGATGGCGTGTATCGTCATCGCTTGGTCGTTCCGCAACTTGTCGCTTAGGAACTTAGTTTCCTTGGCTCTTAGAAACTTAGATACTTAGAAAATATGAAATGTCCTTTGTGTGGAGATGAGATAGTAACAACCAATAAGCTAAAAAAAGATATTTGCTGGAAGTGTGCCGTTGAGATTTGGAGGAAAGTTAATAATACATTCAATAAATACATAAAAACTCCCACGTCCTGGTGTTCTATTGAATGGCATTAAACAAAACCTATCAATTTACTAATTATTAATACATTTTAACAAGAAAGGAGTAGTGTAATGAGTAAGAAGAAAGGAAGTAGAAAATGGGAAAGAGAATGGATGTTCAACGAACACCATCTCGTTCCGAAAGTATGCGGAGGGAAGGCAAACCCCCAAAATCTAATAACTCTTGATATCTCTCGGCACGTTTGTTGGCATTTCTTGTTCGGAAATCTCACAATAGACGAGGTAATTGAGATGTTAGAAAGATTAAAGCGTTGTCAAAAAAACCGCAAAGGGAAAATTCCCCATAAGCGGAGTAACAAATAGCTATGGGGACTAGCTTTAAAGTCCCCTTAATTTACTAATAGTTATTTTTAATAAGCGGTCAAGTTATGTTTTGTTTATTGTAATGTTATGTCAAGTTATAAAAAGTATGTTACACCTGGTTTAGGAGGAAATAATTTTACCTCTTATCAGTGTAAGTTAATTGAGTGTGTGGAAAGTGAAAACTGTTCAGAACACCCAAATACTGATGATTGGAGTGGAAGTAAACTAGCAGATTATTCTTTTATTCAAGAAAGATTAAAAGGATTAACTGGTAAAATACTAACGATTATAGATGCTTCAATTCCAGAAGGAAAGCAAAATAAATGCATCAAAGATTTAATTAGAGGAGTGTTTATAGATGAATTTTCTGATGTTGCAGAATTGTTATATGATGAAACTGGAAAATTTGATGAGGTTAGCGTTGATGGATTTGACCCAGATAAACATATAGCAACAGCAGAAGAAATATTAGAAGCTTAAAAAATTAATTAAAAAACAAGACAATAAGTTTGACCGCTTATTCAAGATAAAAAATAGAGCCGAGGGACTCTCTTCCCTCTTTAATATTAAATGATATGAATAAATTTAATTGTATTTACTGTTGTAGAAAAATATTAGCTAAAAATTATAATAAACATTTATTAACTCACAAAAAAACTATGTCAACTTTTGAAACTGCGTTATATGAAAAAGTATTTATTGCTTTGGGAGAAGCAAGTATGTGCTGGGACAAAACACCTAAAGGAATTTTTGATAGCACCAGAGCCGAACAAATTGGGAAAGATTTAGTGAGATTTGTATTGGAAAATTGTGATAAAAAATCCCCCAAGATAAATAAGTAAAAATATGAAATATATAAGATATAGATTTAAAACAAAATCGGTTGATGATTACAGACCACTTATTTTTAACGCTAAATACCCTTGGTGGTGCAGTGGAACTGCTGGTGATGGAAGCTACGCAACTATAATTTGCTATTTACCAGTTGAAGAAAAATTATTAAAGCTTTGGGATGATGCTTTTGATATAGAAAAAGAAGAAGTTAATAAAATAATTTTCACAGATAGATTTAAAAAGCCAACTTGGTATAAAAAATAATCTAATAAACTAACCTCTAAGGATATGGAAGTAGGAAAAAAATACCAAGTAATCTATGCAGACCCACCTTGGAATGGTCTAGGTTGGAATAATGGGAGTGGTCAGAAGTGTCCAGCGAAGCACTATGAAGTTCAGGATGTTAAGTGGATAAAGTCCTTACCTATAAAAGATATCTCGGCTGATAACTCTGCATTGTTTCTATGGGTTACATTTCCAAACTTAAAAGACGGATTAGATGTTATGGAAGCGTGGGGCTTCAAATATGCTACTTGTGCATTTACTTGGGTAAAGAGAAATAAAAAAGCAGACACCTATTTTGTGGGATGTGGAAACTATACTAGGGCTAACACAGAGATATGTTTACTTGGAACTAGGGGCAGTATGCAGAAATCTGTTATATCTCACTCGGTAAGACAAGTATGCGATGCCAGACTGGGAGAACATAGCCAAAAACCAGCCGAAATCCGAGACCGAATTGTTGAATTGTTTGGCGACCTACCAAGAGTAGAACTATTTGCTCGTCAGAAAACAGAAGGTTGGGATGTCTGGGGCAACGAAGTAGAAAGTGATATTAATTTAATATAGGAGAACCAAACAATGAAAACAAGTATTGATGTATTAGTAGTCTTAAATAATAAATTAATTTATGTATAAACGTAATAAAAAAGATAAAGAGAGTTTAAGAGAAAGCCAAGCACTCATTAGAATAACAAAGATTACAAAAGATAAGATTAAAAAGTTGTGCGAAGAAACGGGTTATAAACAAATAACTGTTATAGAATATCTTTTAAATGGAAAGATTTCTCTAGACAGACTTAAATAAAAAAACATATAAAATTGTAACGGTGGATAAGTGGTGGTAAATATTTAAAAACACCAACAAAAACACATATTTAATTAGTGGATAAAATACTTGACTTTATAAATAGATGTGCTATACTTAATATATAAGAACGAGGGGGATAGTAGTTGAGCCAAAACAGGCAACTATCTCCGGATAGTAAAAGATTACTTCCTCTCTGGTTCTTAATTAATAAACATAAGACAAAAAAATTATGAAAAAAGATTACAAGTATCTATTCGTTAAGAAAGTAAATTGGTTTGAATTAATTATCGCAGGTGTATTATTCTTCGGAGTAATCTATCTATGGGTTAAATAATATGAAATGTCAATTACTCCTAGCAGGAGATTATCAAGAAGGATTTAAAAAAGGTTGGGTGTTTCTAGGATTTGACGCAGGACATATTAACTGGTTTCAAATATGAAACTAAAAGATAAAATTGAATACTGTTTAACAAAATATCCAAATACTGCCAATAGCGATGTTCAATTAACTTTCAGCGTAATTCACGAGTTCCACAACTCACACATAAAACAGATAGACGGTAAATGGTGGACAAGTTGTGAGATACAAAAAGAAATCAGAGAAGACCATATTAAGCGTATAAGAGCAAAATTTAATGAGGAAGGAAAATATTTACCAACCGACCCAAGGGTTATCAAACAAAGAAGATTAAAAGAGCAGGTTTGGCACGAGGAATATTCCCCGTCAAATCCTACTAGAGGATAATATGAATAATCTAAAAGAAAGAATAGAAAAAGCACTTAACCACCCTGTATTACAAGAATCAGTTAACTCTTTAACAGAAAAGCAAAAAGGGTTTGCCAGTATGTTATGCGAAAATATTGAAATTGGAATTGGAAACAAGTTTAAGTTCTATTACCGACCAGCGGATGAAAGTGCGGATATTCTAAAAGAGATGTTGGGAAAGAGAACTATAAAAGAAGCTCACGGCACTGCTCAATATCTAAAGGTTAATAAAAATTAAGTATAAATAAAATGGAAAAATTACTAGAGTTTCAAAAGAAAGTTGACGCTATCTCAAAGGATAGCACAAATCCATTCTTTAAATCAAAATACTTTGATATTAATAAGTTGTTAGGAACTATCAAACCAGTATTAAACGAGATGAAGATAGTTATTTTACAACCACTAAGTAATGTTGACGGAAGACCAGCAGTCAGAACTATTTTGTTTGATGTAGAAAGTAAAATAATCTTATCTGACGATGCGATTACTTTACCAGACCTACAAGACCCACAAAAGATGGGTAGTGCGATTACTTATTACAGACGTTATTCCTTACAGTCATTGTTAGGACTTGAAGCAGAAGATGATGACGGTGAGGGGGCTAAGCCTAACGTTCAACCTAAATCCACACAATCCTCTGTAAGCGTTCCAAAACTAAAAGACGACAAACAGGATACCATTAAAGAAATAGTTCGTTTGTGCGATAATTTAGACACCACCTTACTAGATAATAAGAAATATTCTGAATTTATACAAGATAAATGTGGTTGTAAATTTACCCCTAGCAATTTTGAACATATTATAAAAACACTTAAAGAATTAAATTAATAATTAAATTAAAAATTATGAGTGAAAAAAAATTCATTGACGGTCTATTCACATCAAGACGTGAATCAGCCCCAGAGTTCGTATTAGCAAACCTATCATTTAAAACTGAAAAGTTTATTGAATGGTTAAAACAAAATACCAATAGTAGAGGGTATTGTAACGTAGATGTGAAACGTAGTCGTGGTGGTGTCCCTTATTCAGAATTGAATGAATGGAAACCACAAGAACAGTTTGTTAAAAACGAAGATGGAAGTCTTGGAACAAAAGACGTTGAAGAAGAAATTGATGTTGATTTATTTTAATTAATTAATAAAATATTAAGAACGAAGAAATGTTTAAAGACAAAACAATCAAAAAGATGGTAATAGAAGCAGTTAATGCTAAAATAAAATTAGCAGAAACAAAGTTCGTAGAGAAGTGCGATGAGATTGACAGAGAATCATTTAATAAAAAGGAAGAAGTAGCTAATCAATTAGTTGCCGATATCCTAAATGGTAAAGAAATTAACGCTTAGAACCGAATCCCCTAAGCATTAAAACGACCCTTACAGCAAACCAAAATATTCTTACTGAATAAAATCACGCCATTAATTTGGTGACCTGTCGTGATTGACGTAAAAGAATCAAAGCTCTGGTAGGAGTCTAAACTACCAAAAGCGTATTGAAAAATAACTTTAACAAATTGTTTATTTAACCCCCGGTGTCGGCAGGAGTATTAGAACCAGTCATATAGACTTAATCTAATTCGTTATTAATATAGGTCAACCAAGTGTCTAGACACCCAACTCATATGAATCGCTGTTTTTATCTCTATATTAAGGTCGTGTTACCATCGTGTGTTAATTCACCTATCTGGAGCAACCCAGAGCTCTCACGACACCGGCAGTTAAATAAACAATTTATAAATAATAAATGACCCTAACAGCAATTAAAACATACCAAATAATTTACGCAGACCCACCTTGGAGATATGATAGTGCTACCCCAAACAGAGTAATAGAAAATCATTATCCCACAATGGAATTAGAAGATATAAAAAATTTGTCCATACCAAGTGAAAAAAATAGTGTTTTATTTTTATGGGCTACTACTGGAAAATTACCAGAATGTCTAGAAGTAATGAAAGCTTGGGGTTATAAGTATAAAAGTTCAATGATTTGGGATAAACTAAAATATGGAATGGGATATTGGTTCAGGGGTCAACACGAATTTTTATTAGTTGGAACAAAAGGTAAATTTAGCCCACCACCTCAACCATTAAGAATTAGGAGTGTATTTCAAGAAGAAAGAACTAAGCATAGTAAAAAACCAAATAAGATAGCTGAACTAATTCAGTCTTGGTATCCTGAATGTTCTAAAATTGAAATGTTTGCTAGAGATAAAAAAGATGGTTGGGATATATGGGGAAATGAGTTAGAAAATGATATTAATTTATAATTTTATATGAGTAAACAAAAAGTAATTGTGTTACGTGGATTAATTGCTAGTGGAAAATCAACATACGCAAAGCAGTTAGTAGATACTCTTGGATGGAAAAGAGTAAATAAAGATGACCTAAGAGCTATGATTGATAATGGTAAGTGGAGTGATAAGAACGAAAAAGAAATATTAAAAACAAGGGATTCTTTAATTAGTAGATGGTTAATTGAAGGTTATAGTGTAGTAGTTGATGATACTAATTTTGCTCATAAACATATTGATTCTGTTAAAGAAACTGTTGATTTAGTTAATGCTTTAAAAGATAAAAATATTGAATTTGAAATTTTAGACTTTAATACTCCTTTATACGAATGTATTGAAAGAGATTCAAAGAGAGAAAAACCAGTTGGTAAAAAGACTATTATTAAAATGTATAACCAATATCTATACAAAGCACCAGTAGATATTATTGATGAAAAACTACCAACTTGTGTTATCTGCGACATTGACGGAAGTTTATCTTATATGTGCGAAAGGGGAATATTTGAATATAAGAAAGTAGAACAAGACTTACCAAACAAAAATCTTATTACATTACTTAGCTTTATTCCAAAAGAAATACCAATATTTATTTTTAGCGGTAGAGAAGATAATTGTAGAGCAGAAACAGAAAACTGGCTAAGAAATAATAATGTTAGATATGATAAATTAGTAATGCGTAAAAGTGGTGATAATAGAAAAGACGCTATCGTTAAAACAGAAATATTTAAAGAACATATTGAAGATAAATATAATGTCTTAACTGTATTTGATGACCGTCCAAGTGTTTGTCGTAACTGGAAATATTTAGGTTTATTCGTGTGCGATGTAAATAGACAAGATTCTAGAATTGATTTTTAAATAGGCAGTCAACACAAGAAACAAACCAGTCCGACTAGAGAGTTAAAGACTTTAAACTATGACTTATGACTTAATGATATAATGGTTATTATACTTGACTGTCTATCAAGAAATCAGGGTTCAATTCCCTGTTAGGTCGCAAGGTTTATATTGTCACAGGCGTATGTGATATATAACCGGCTTATCCCTGTGGTTGGAACAGTAGACACGACCGGCTTAGAACCGGTTTCCGAAAGGAGTGTGGGTGCGAATCCCAGTAGCATCACAGAGCTTCGGTAGCACAACGGTAGTGCGACTGGTTGAAGCCCAGTAGAACTTTGTTCAACTCAAAGTCGGAGCACATTGTATGGTTGGCTGAACGGTTAAAGCATCTCCCTGTTAAGGAGAACTAAGTGGGTTCAACTCCTACACCATACGCATTGGAGAGTTGGCAGAGTCCGGCTTATCGCATCCGTCTTGAAAACGGAAGATGGAAACATCCGTGGGTTCAAATCCTACACTCTCCGCTTAATATATCCTTAGTTTATTGGTAAAATAACTGATTTACATCCAGAAGATAGTTGGTTCGATTCCAACAGGAGATACATTCTAGTAGCTTAATTGGAAAAGCACTTTGCTACGAACAAAGAGATTCTAGGTTCGCGAACCCTAGTTCTAGTGCCATATAATTAATAAAAAAATATGTTATCAATATCAAAAACAGCTAATCCAAATTACGTTTGTAAAATAGTAAAGTTAGAAAATTTAAGAAAGCACGAAAACGCAGATAAGTTACAAGTTGCTTGTATTGATTTTCAAAATGTAATCGTTGGTCTAGATGAAAAAGATGGTGACGTTTGTGTATTCTTTCCGGTTGAATCTCAAATCAATGGAAACTTTATTAAGTTCCTAAATGCTTTTAGAGAAAACACACATAACACAGATGAAACTAAGAAAGGTTTCTTTGAAGATAACTGTCGTGTTAAAGCAGTAAAATTACGTGGAGAAAAATCAATGGGATTTGTTGTGCCGATTGAATCACTAGAATCATTTATTGGTCAAAAAATAACAGAAGAAGTTGGAACTGAATTTGATTATGTTAATGACATTAAGTTAGTTAACAAATATGAAATATTCAAGCCAGGGATGGCTACTAGAAATGGTAGAGTAGAAAAAAGAATTTCACGTTTAGTAGAAGGTCAATTTCATTTTCACGTTGACACAGAAAATCTAAGAAAGAATGCTAACAATATTAAACCTGAAGATTATATTTCTGTTTCATATAAGGTTCACGGAACATCTTCTATTTTCTCAAGAGTATTAGTTAAAAGAAAACTAAACTTAATTGAAAAGTTTGTTAAATTAGTTGGAGTTAAAGTTCAAGAAACAGAATATGATTTACTTTATTCATCTAGAAAGGTTGTAAAGAATGAATACGAAACAAAAGATAAAAGGGGATTCTATTCAAGTGATATTTGGGGAGATGTTAAAAATGAAATAGCAGATAAGATTCCTGAAGGTTATACAATCTATGGAGAAATTATTGGATTCACAAAAGATAATAAACAAATCCAAGCAGAATACGATTATGGATGTGAACCAGGAAAACATAAATTCCAAGTTTATAGAATAACAATAACAAATAATGCCGGTCAAGTTATAAATCTTTCAACTGCTCAAATTAGAGAATTTTGTGAACGTGTTGGATTGGAAACAGTTCACTACTTCTATGAAGGTTTTGCGAAAGATATGTTCCCTGAAATTAAGGGAAGTGAAAACTGGTCAGTTGATTTTGTTAAAAGACTAGAAGCACAATACACGGACAAGAATTGTTTTATGTGTAAGAACGTAGTTCCGGAAGAAGGGGTTGTGGTTAGAAAAGACTTGACATTTTCTTTTGAAGGGTATAAACTTAAATCATTCAACTTCCTAGAGTTTGAATCTAAGGAATTAGATAAAGGAGAAGTTGATATGGAAAGTGCTAATTAATTGTGTATGAAGTATAAAACTTTATTATTGTTAATATGGATTATCACCCTCTTTATAGGGGTTCATTTAACTAGACGAACAAATACTCAAGAAAAGTATTTAAAACCCACCACGAGCCAAATAGAGCCATTAGAATCAAAGATAGAGCTATATTCGCTAGATGATATAACAACATTTACTGGATATAGCCTATCAGTTGACGAAACTGATGAAAGTCCGTGTATCGGTGCTGGTAATAATAACTTGTGTGAATTAAAGAAGAAAACGCAAATTTGTGCGTCAAGGGATTTACCACTAGACACTTTAATCTATATAGACGGTATTGGAGAGTGTGTTATAAAAGATAGAATGAATAAAAGGTATAAAGGAACTAATAGAGTTGATGTTCTGTTTAATAGTAAACAAGAAGCAATTAATTTTGGAAATAAAAGACTAAAATACGCCATACTGTGATTATATGAAGAAAACAAACCTTAAGGAAAAACTATGGAAATTATTTAGTGAATTTATCCGACTAAGAGATGCTGATAATAGAGGTTATGTTAGTTGTATATCTTGCGGAAAAGTTAGTCATTGGAAAGATTCACAAGCTGGACATTACATACCTAAAAATAGTGGAATGTTTTTTTACTTTAACGAAGATGATTGCCACGCACAATGTTATGGATGTAATGTTCCAAAAAGCGGAAATCTTATTTACTACCGAAAAAGACTAATAGAAAAAATAGGATTAAACGAAGTTGAAAAACTAGAATATCAAGGAGAAATTGGGGAATTAAGAGATAGCTTAAACTCTACCTGTAAACATACAGATGAGCAATATAACGATTTAATCAATGTATATAAAGACAAAATAAATGAACTCAAGAAATCTAAATCTTGGGAACGACAATGATATGGATTTGAAACTAAACGAAAATCAATTAAAGATATCCGGTCGCTGTAATATTTTATCCGGTCTTCAACTTGGTAAAAATTACGATTTAACACTTAAAGACGCAGAATGTAGAAAGAGCGAAGACATTCCTAATGATGACGGTTCTAAAAATGTTATCTATACTTTAAGGATAAGCCCAATAACTGAAGTAAATGTTATCGGAGAGGGTGAGATTGTTCAAACCAAGAAAAAGAAAGGAAGCCAAAGCCAAGTATTAAGAATGAAGATTGAAGAGCGTTGGGAACAGATGGGAAGTGAAATGGATAAAGAAGATTTTTATGTTAGAGAGATGTCAAGAATTATTAGTAATTATTAATTTGTTCCCATAGTTTAACTGGATAAAATACTGGTCTTCTAAACCGGAGTTCTAGGTTCGAACCCTGGTGGGAACACAAAAATATGAATTATAAAATACATAAAAAGGGAAAAAATTACGACCACGATACTATTGAATTTATCGGAACACCATTTAAGGGAAATGGTTTTATTGGTCACGATGACGGGGTAATAGGATTAACTCGCTGTCCTATATGTGGTAATGAAAACTATGCTATGGCTGTAATTTCTGGTCAATGTAGTTGGTGTGGGTTTAGTGTTCATAAAATTAATTAAACAATATGCGTGAATTTAAAAGTGGAGCAACAAGAAGTAACCCCGATGGAAAAATATCTTATTATGGTTTTAGACATCCGTTAGTTGAACTGTCATTTGGTAAGTATATGCTAAAACACCAGGTTCAAGAAGATGGAAAAATAAGGGAATCTAATAATTGGTGGAAGGGGTGGGATAAGAAGACATCTCTTGATAGTCTAGTAAGGCACGTGGAAGATTTACAGGCTATTTATAGCGGTTTTGCTGTGGTTAAAGAGTTTATTGGTAATAAGGAAGTAACTCATTATTTACAACCAAACGAATTACCTTTATACACAAAGAATAAAGCTGTTGCGGTATCAGAAGAAGAATGCGTAAATGCCGTTAAGTTCAATTGTAACTCTTATTTACTGGAACATTTAAAACGTTAAAAATATGATTAACTTACAAAAGTTAAAGGTAACAAAGGATGATGACCTTCTTATAGAGTTTCCGGGATATACGAGAAGTCAACTTAGGAGAATGAAACTTCAAACACCAGGTAGGATGCCAAAGATTTTGATGTTCGATGTTGAAACTTCCTTTATGGAGAATTACACCTGGGGAACTTTCAAGCAAGACATATCAATTAATCAAATAAAAAATGACTGGAATATGATTTGTTGGTCAGCTAAATGGTTGTTTGAAAAAGAAATAATTCACGATAGGTTGACAGGAAAAGAAAGTAAGTGTAAAGATGACAAACGCATCACTAAAAGTCTTTGGAAATTATTAGATGAAGCAGATATTGTAGTAGCTCACAATGGAGATTCCTTTGATATTAAAAAGTCTAACGCTAGATTCTTGTATCACGATTTAGGGTTACCAAGTCCATATCGTTCTATTGACACCCTTAAGATAGCACGTAGAAACTTTAGAATCACATCTAATAAACTTGATTACCTTTGTAAGTTCTTAGGTTTAGAGATGAAGATAAATACCGGTGGTTCTGAACTTTGGATTAAGTGTATGAATGGGGATGAAGAAGCACTTACACAAATGGATGTTTATTGCCAAAACGATGTCAAGATTCTAGAAGACCTTTATCTAAAATTAAGACCATACGATAAATCCCATCCTAAGATTGGTTTATATATGGATGATTCTTCTTTATGCCACAACTGTGGTTCTAAGAAGGTTAAGGAGAAAGGTTTCTATACAACACTTGCTCACAAATATAAATATAAAAGATGTGAGTGTGGTGCGATTAATTATACTAAAGAATTAATAAGTTAAATTTATGAGTTTATTTGGAGCATTAACTAAAGTTTTATTAGCACCAGTAACAATCGCTGCCGATGTGATAACTTTAGGTGGAGCTATGAACGAAAGACATCAACCGTATACAGTTAGTTTACTAGAAGATATTGGTGATGAAATAGAAGATAGTTTAGATAACTAATTTAGACACAAAAAAAGACTACGATTAGGTAGTCTTTTTGTTATCTATTCTTGTGGGAAGTATCCGAATTCATTTATATCGTCACCAGCAAATTGTATATCTTTTGCCTTTACTTTAAATTGATGAACCTTAGTTCCTTCACTTAGTGATTCTCCTTTAGCATATTCTTTAGATAAAGTTACCCAATCACCTTTGTTTAATTCAGATTTAGGTGATGCTCTATAAATAGTTACTTCAGCATCAGGTTTACCTTTTATTTTTCTTAGAATATTAAATGATTCTTTATAAGATTTTGAGTCTAAATCAGCATAATAACTAGGATGTGAATAAAAATCATTTGGCAAACCCATTTCAGAAACTTCTTGAGTAATGTTGTCAGCAGTAGCACCAGTTTCCGTTGGTCTATGACCCATACCATAACTATCAACTCCAGTAGATTCTCCAACTTTTTTTATTTGTTCAAATGGAACATTTAATTGATTACCATTTTTTCCAGTAATCAAAGCACTATTACCACGAACACCATAGTTTTTATCAAACTTATATTTATCTCCTAGATATTCAACTACATCACCTTTATTGTATTCAGTAGCTTTTACAACCTGTTCTTTAATAGGCATAACTTGTTTATCCATCAACTTATTCAAAGTGGATTGTGATTTAGCCGGAAGTAAAATAGGATTTTGTCCAGGAGCTTTAAGAAGTTTTGGTGATTCTTTGACTTTCATTGAATCAAGTAATGCTTGTGCTTCTTCTTGAGTGAATAGACGAGAAGTGTCGGTTTTACTACCAAGAGGAATTGATTTTGGAGCTTCTAATAATTTTCTAGATGCTCTTTCTAGTCCACGATTTTCTAGTATCTTCTGTGCTTCTTCTATAATACTTCTTCCACCTTCTGTTTTATATAATTTATTATATACTTTATATAAAATACTTGTTTTTAATTGTGGATTTGCGAATATTTCTGCTAGTTTTCCACCAGTCATATTACCGATAATAGAACCAGTAACACCACCGCCAGAACCAGCAATTGTTCCAGCTATTCTAGTAAATTGTTTCCCAAAGAAACCTCCAGGCAATGTTTTACCGTTAGCGTTTTCTAAAACCTTAATAGCATTAATAAAATCTCCTAACCTTGAGTTCATTAACTTGGCGTTAGTGTCGGATAGTTTATTTTCAATTAAATCTCTAGCAGTAGAACCCATCTTATAATTAAGATTGGATAGTAAAGCGTCTTTTTGAGTGGCGTTGAAATTTGTTTTAGACCACAAACCAGATTTAATTTTATTAAAATCTTCTAATGGTAGTAAAATATCATCTCCTTGAACAAGACCAATATCTTTGTAGTTACTTTTATAACTTTCTATTTCACTGTTGATGTGATTAATAGCATCTTTATAATCACTTCCCTTTGTTTTTAATCCTTTAATGTTTTGTAGTGAAGTATCTCTTAATTCGTTTAAAGAAACATACTCACCACTATCTTTCAAAATTGAATTAAAAGCGTTTGCTTCTTCTCCATATTTCATCTGTAAAGCACTAACAGCTTTTTCGGTATTTAATTTATTTCCTTCACCTTCTATTAATGGTAGTATCCCTTCATCTGTAATAAACTTGGGAGTGTTTTTTCCAAACTTTGTTTCTTTTTGAATAGCGGTTGGTGACATTTTAACTAAATCGGTAGCGGTGTTATATAGTTTTTGTTCAACAATCTTTCCAAATTTTGATGTAGCGTTTTTGGTGAGTTCTATCCCCTTATTCAATAGTGCCATAGAACCAGAAGTAGTCACACCAATAGCACCTCCTAATAATCCACCACTAACTGCCCCAATGGCTGTTTCTTTTGCTATATCCCCTAATCCTTTATTTTTTTGTAATGACTGGGATAGACCAGATACCCCACCAAAAGTAGCACCAATTTTAGCACCTTCGGCTAATCCAGTTAAAACTTTTTTAGCGGGACTAACAACTGGTTTTAAAACAGTTGGTAATTTAGAAGCTAACCCAGTAGCCTTCCCGTATGTTCCGAAAGATAACGCTTCTAGACCAGCCCCAATGGCTTCTCCAGCTATTTGTTTGGCTGTTTTTTGATATTCAGGGTTATTAAAAATATCAATATTATCAGTGTCAGCTAATTTTTGTGCTGATTCTAAAATATTTTTTGCTTTTTCTTTATCTGGTTCAAGTTTTGCTTTAGACATTAAGTCATCAACCATTTTATTGGTTGATTGTAGTGTTTCTTCTCTTGTATTTTTTGTTTCCTGGTCTACAACAGAAGCAGCAGCACCCAATGTTTCACCAAATTTTTGAGTAGAACCAGTAAAAAAATCACCAACTTTTCTAATAACAGATTTCTTTTCTGTCTTGTCTGTAATTTGGTCTTTATAAACAGGATATTTAGCAATAATCTTGTCAGCTAATTCGTTATCATCAATGTTAGCGTATTCTGGGTATTTAACTTTAATCTTTTGTGATAATTCTTGTTTTGTCATATTATAAGCCTAATGGATTATTTAAACTAGATACACCCAAATTTAATGGGTCTGAACCAGATTGATTTTCTGTATTAGTAGAAATTCCTCTTAATAATATTTTGTTAATATTATCTAGTTCGTCTTTAAATGATTTTTCATCAATTTTATAACCAGTTACTTTTCCGTTTTTATCTTTATTTGTCCAACTTCCAATTCTAGTAGCAGCAGAAGCTAAAATTCTCATTTCAGTATCAGATAAAGCTCCGAAAGTAGCACCTTGAGATTTAGCACTAATTAAAGAATCAAGAGATAATCCACTAACCAATTGTTCAACACCAGCAATAAAGTTTTGTTTATTAGCTATGTTCCAAGGAGCAGCAACTCTTGCTAAACCAACCGGACCAACAGCAGAGTTAAGACCAGGATTTGTTTTTAATGAAACCGCTAGATTTGCTTTTTCTTTAGCTACTAAATCATTAGCAGTATCTTTTGGATTTGGTAATTGAGCCAATGCTTGAGCGACAGCAGTTCTTTGTTTTTCGGGAACATTTTCAATTTTCATTGTTCCGTTTTGAATAAGTTTAGCATAATCACTAGCGGTTGTCGTTTCTGTTTTGGTTGTTCCAGTAAATCCCTCTGATATAGCAATAGCGTTAGCAACTTCTTTTAATTTTATTGGGTCTTGTAATTGAGATTGTAAATTTTTATTTGGGTCTAACCCAACATCTTTAGCACCATAAGCACCATTACCATTATATCTCTTGATGGCTTTCTCAGCGTTCATATTTGAATAACCACTTGTTAGCAATAAACGACCAATAGCATTAATACCACTTTCAGGGCTATCAAATATCAAGAAATTACCCCCGTCTTGTGCTGGTGTGCTTTCAACTCCAGTAACACCGTTCCAATTTTTTGTATTATCACTTACCTTAATATTTCCAGGATTATTATTTCTATTAGAGCGATTAACACCTGGGTTGTTTGTTTTTGTGTCAAATGTTGGTAAGCCAAAAACTTCACTAACTTGATTTCCTAAATTAGTAGTTACATTACTAGCGTCTTTTACTTGACCAGTTACCTTGTTAATTAGTTTTACATTACCACTAGAATCTGAAAATGTATCCCAGGTTGAGTTTGACGCTGTTTTAAGATATGTTCCACTATTTTTAATAGCATCTCCTTGAGTTTTAGATTTTAAGATGTTATTAATTGTTGACGTGTCGGCTCCATTTTTAGCAGCTTCAACCGCAATGTTATTAATAGCATTTTTATCTTCTTTTTCTTGATTTAAAAGTCTTTCCCTCTCATCTACCACAAGTTTTAATTGGTCTGCTTTTTTCTTTTCAGCAGAAGTTAAATCGTCATAAGCATTTGATAGTTGGTCTTTTAAATTAGCAAGGTAATCTTCTTGTGGTTTATATTCAGCGTTAACAGCTTTTTCAATAGTATCAGTAGCAAGAGTGATGTTTCCTTGATATGCTTGAGCGATAGCAGAAAGACCGGCAACTTCTGTTGCTTTTTGACGTGTTAATAATGCTTGTCTTCCATAGATAGAAGAAGCAGAACCTACCTTACCCTCTTGAGCGGCGATAGCGTTGTCATATTCAGCTTTTCTAGTAGCTAATTGAGTGCTAACATCTTGAAGATTTTTAGTGTTTCCTTCTAAGTTATAAGTTTGTTGACCTTGTCTAATTGCTGCTGTTTTTCCAGTATTAATTTCACTTGTTTGACCAGCAATTTCTCCTTGAAGTTTTGTTTTAGCAAGTTCTTCCGGGGTTGTTTGACCAGCAAGTTTGATTTGAGATTCTAAACCTTTTTGAGTTATATCCGTTCCAGCCATTAAAGAAGTAACATCAGTTGAATCGTAATTATTTACCGGAACAATAGTAGAAGGAGCGGTTGCCCCAACAATTGTTGAACTTGGAAGACTTCCAGGAAGTGTTGGGTTGACAGTTGGTTTTGCTCCCATTAGAGTATAACCTTGACCAAAAAGAGCCTGTGCTTGTTGTGAGCCAGATTCAACTACTTGTTTTTGACCAGTTTGATTTATTAGAGTTGCTTTTTGAGCCATATTATTATGATAAAGTTATATATTTCCACAAAGAGTTAATCCTTATGTATTTGCGATAATTAGTTCCGTCGTAGACGTTAAATTCTTCTCCCTCAATTGCTTGTCTTGATAGATAGCGTGTCAGCTCATCTGATGTCATTATAAATGTTGGAATAACATTATAAACATCTATTTTTGTGCTACCAATCCCGTCGTGGTTATGTGAGCTTATCTCATTCATATATTAAGGAATTAATCTTACTGTTTTAATTCTAGGTGATGTTAAATTTAAACCATCAAATTCTATCTTAATTTGTAAATCCACAATATCAGTAATTGGTGCTGGGACTTTTAATTCTTTTATAGCTCCGAAAGTTGCGTAATCAATAGTTTTTAACGCTGTAAATGCTGAAAAGTCATCACGTCTATAAGAAAGTCTAACCCCCTGGCTAACTTCTAGTGGTCTTGTAAATACAATTGATAATTCTTTAACCGTTCTTTTGTTATATACATCACCATAAGAAATAAGACCAGTAATGATATTTGGTTCGTAATTATCATAAACATAATAAGTTTCATTACCACTTGAAAGAGATGGTCTATATAATAGACTTTCTACTGCGTAATTAAACGAATCTGTTACCAAACTATGATAAGAACTTCCAATAACAATGTTATCACTATTTACTAAAATATACGATATATAACCATTTTGGGATAAAGAAACAACGCTTGAAGATGTTAGTGATTCTCCAAAAGAAGATATATTTTTTTTAACTAATTTTTTTGTTTCTATATTATATGACATTAAATAACAATTGACACCAATTTTAACAGCAAACAGTAACTCTTTTTGATAAGAAGAAGAAGCTGTAAAACTTATTGAAAGATTTCCATAATATTGATTAGATATTTGTTCGGGAACAACTTTAACCCTAGAACTTGATACTGTATCAAATATATACATATAACCATTTATGCCAACAAAAGCATATCCAGTATTGCCTATAATTTCTACACTATTCACACCACTTTCTTGTAAAGTAACAAAAGAAGTAAAAGACGGACTCTTTTTATCCCAAAAGAATATTTTATTAGAGTTTGTTCCTATTACTAAATACTGGCTCATTTCATTAATAGATGTTGCCATTCCGTTTCCATTTTCGTTTGGCAAGGTAACAACTCCCACTGCGTAATCAAATGTTGAAGCGTCAGTTGGGTTAAAGGTTTTTCCAACTACTTCTTCTAACATTGAAACTTGATAATAACCTCCAGCGGTTGGTATTCCATCTCCAAAATAAATAGAATCGTCATTAATAGATAGGAATGGGTGATTATTATCAAAAGAAGACTGTTTGGTTACAAAATCATTTGTCCAGGTTAATGTTTCGTTTGTAGCCTGAATTTCTTTTAAAGCAGAGATGTAAGCATTTCTAAATACTAAAATATACCCTTTGTAATAAATGATTCCGTTACCTTCAGAGCCGGCTAGCGTGTTTCCTTCTAATAAATACAACTGTTCAATACCACCAAACCAAACTCTGCCAATGTGGTCTAAATAAAACCCCCTACCTTGACTATTCTTTGTGTATCCAGTAATTCTTCCAGGTGTTATTGGGGTAATCGTGTGAACACCAGAGCCAGTTCCAGCGGTAATTGAAGCATAACCAGAACCCTTTAATGTAGTTTGAAGTTTGTAAGTGTTGACAGCTGTTTTAATTAAATAATAAGTTGTATTAATAGCAAGACCTGTTGGCAAAGTTCCCGTTGTTGTAAGAGTAACTGCGATTAAATCTTCAGCACCACGATATATAATAGAAGATGGAGTAACTACTCTATCAGTAATAACCGTAAATGTTTGTGGAGATATATTTTCAATAACTTTATTAAATTTAAAGTTGGCAGAAACAGACCCAGGATTATCGTTAATATTCACCCCCAACATATCCGAAAAGTTATCAAGAACAGATTGTCCGATACCATCTTGCCATCCACCGATATTTATTGTTCCATCTTTAGAAATTTCTGTCATATTATAAAATTTATTTGTTTAAAGGTATAAACTATCATCTTTTTAATTTAAACCTCAGTATAAGCCTTATGTGGCTTTGTGGTTGTTTTTATGCGATGTTTATTGACCCGTTTATCATACTATTCCAGTTAATAGAGCCGTCAGAGTTCTTTAACACTGAAATTCCATAGTTTTGGCAATAACTTTCAAAAGATGTTTCATCTGATACTGGGAGAGCCATATAAATAGTTTTTGAGTTTGTGTCTTTTACTACTTTTACATTTGTCATAATAGTATTTTTTTCTGATAAATAAATACATAGGGCGAAGTCTAGGAAGTCTTCACGCTTAGTCATTGTTTTAATAAAAGGTTGATAGGTGTCAAAGATTTTCAAGTTAGGAAGGTCAGCTTCACAAACTGCGTGGTTTGATTTACCAGGGTTAGGGTTGTAGTATTTAACACCTTGTTGAAACCAAGCATAAGTAAAAAACTCTAGTGTGCCATATTTAGAAGCTTCATCCCATTCTGTTTCACGAACCCATTCATATTGGATATTAAACCTTTTCTTAAACTCAAGAGCTACTTCTTTTGCTTTATCAGTGATAGTTGACCTGTCGTAGTATTCTGCTTGGGTAGTGGTTTCATTCCATTCGCAAAGTGCTTGTGGTGCTAGACCAAAATCACGAGCAGTTTGAGCAACTACTGCTCCGCTATTTCCTACTTCTGGAGTGGTGTTAGACATCACGGATAGAAATCTATCGGATAGATTTATTTCTCCATTAATAAAGTATCCGTTATCCTTTAGCCAGTCTAAGTTATCTTTGCTGATTTTCCCTAGTTCAATTAAACGCTTAAAATTAATTTCAACTGTATTAAGAAAAGCATAAGAAACGCAAGAATATGAATCAAAAATGCGAGATGACTGTCGTTCAGGAATTGGAAGATACGATATTTTAGAACCGTTAAAAATCTCTGTTTTAGTAATCTTCTCTGACGAGCCAAATATATAATCACCCGGTCTTTGTCCGAGTATGTCATAAGGTTTTAGTTTAATTTCTTCCATTGTTGTTAATTATTACTTTATATGTTGTCGTTGTCGGTTGACAGTCAACTGTCAACATATTAATCTAAAAATTCGTGATTCAATGAAACTCCCACACTATAAGTTTTCATTTGTTTTCTTTCTGCTTGTTTTCCTGGGTTCATAGAGTGTCTAGGAACTAACCATCCACACACCCTACTGAATATTTGACACTCTGTTCTTTTTTCTTCTAATTCTTGTTGTGTCATATATTTTAAGTTAGTTTTTTATTTATCTATTCTTTTTAGAATTACGTTATTCTCCGCAATAGTTGTCATTAGTTTTACCTCCGTTTCTTTCATCTGTTTTATTTCTTCGGAGTTTTCTTTTATCTGCCCAGTCATTGTTTCTATGTGAGCATAATGATTTTGTTTTATTAAAGCGATTTCAGTTTTAATGTCGTAATAAGGTGCTACAACTCCGACCAAAAACAAGACTATACCAATAACATACTTAACTTCTGATGTTAGGATTTTCTTTACAATACTTTCGGTTTGAGCTTGATTAGCAATAGCGTTTTGGTCGTTGGTCATAGGTTTTTAGTTTTATACTACTGGATTAGTTGGTTTTGATGTTGTGAAATAATAAGTTAAAACCATTAAGATAGACACTTTAAATAAGTCTTCACTAATATGTCCTGTAAACAAACCAATAACGGTTGCTAAAGAGAAAATAAGTAATACGATTTTACTAGCTGATTGATAAATTTTTTTCATAGTTTTTATGTTAATTAATTAAAATAATTGTAAAAAGTTACCTGTTGCGTTGGAAGCTTCTTTTACTTCTAACAGAATACTGACCATATCATAACTACTTCGTCTATTTCTCCAGTCCATATTAAGATTACCAGTAGCCCCTGGGTCTTTATAAGCTATATTACCCCAACTAGAAACAAGAGAGGTTTGGCTACTGTCATACGCTAATACTAAATCTACTACCTCCCCCCCCATTATTAATTCTAATACCCTTGACGTTGAATTTGCTACGTTTATAACTGGACTTATAGTTGTTCCTGGTGCTGATAGTTGATTAACAGTAGAGTATGTTGTTGGTATTGGTGATGTTTGGTCAACTCCGTATAAATTTATCCAAGAAAGAGAAAAATTTTGGCTACCACTGAAAGTAACTACTAAGTTTTTTGTTCCAGTACTAGGAGCGGTTAGGTAAAAAACCTTACTTGTATAATTGGAACCACTTTTAGCTAGTATAAATGTTAGTGAGAATTGTTTTTTTATTCCATATAGGCAGATTAAAACTGCTATAATGAACCAAATCATCTAATAATAATAGCTATACCAGCAAGAATAACTGCTGAAACTACTAGCCACATTACTTTATTTACATTTCTCTCTGTTTCTTTTGATGCGTATCTTTCGTCAAATTTTTCTACAAGAACACCTGGCAATTTAGCTACTTCAACAGCAATATCGCCAACGTCTTTTTTAATTCCGTTTAGTTGTTCCATAAGAGAATTATGAGTTGAGATACACTCATCTCTGGTTATTGAGTCTTTTGCCATATTATTACACTTGATTATTAGGTGTAGCTCTTGTAAAGTAGTATGAGAATGCTGATACAGCGAGAATCATAAAGTCTTTTGCTTCTACTATTTTTAAGAAAGTAAGAATGATAACAGCGATAGCCATTAAAACGAATACTAACTTACTTGCTGATTTTAAGATTGTCATATAGTTTTTTATGTTAACTTAATAAATGTTGGTTAACATATGTTAATTATAAAGTGGTTAATCTCCATCTTCTTTTAATAGAGCATCTCCTGTTTCTAATAATAAGTTGTTGAATATTTGAGCCATATAATTATAAAGTGGCGTAAAAACCCCGACTTTGTGAATAATACTTAGCTACTTGTTGAGGAGTCCAGGCTACGGATTCAATAGGAACTTCATCTATAGCTCCACTAAAAAATGTTCCAGCAGCTCCAGCACGAGAACCAAGGTTAATAGCAGTAGAAGAAGTATTTAAAGTTCTGGCTCCACTAGCTATTTCTTTGCCGTTGAGATACGCCTTTAAAGTTGTGCCATCAAAAGTTGCTATTAAATTATACCAAGTTCCAGTAGACAGTGTTATGTTAGCTAACAAATCTTGCGTATAAAGCAAAACACCAACTTGTTGAGTCCCTGCGTCATTATTTAAAGCAAGATTGAAAAGATTTAGAGTTCCGTCAGTTCCTATCCCTACTAATCCCCGACCAGAACTAGTAGTTGGTAATGCTACTGGATTAAACCAACATCCAACTGTTCTTGCTGCGTTATCCTTAGGAACTCCAGTAGAACTAAAAACTATCCTACTCGTTGACCCATTAAACCCTGCTCCCATTCCAAACTTACCATTAGCTTGAGAGTAAGTGATAGCGGTGTCTGTTCCATTGTTATTATTTCCTGATGAGTCAGTCGAGTTTCCGTTAAGGTGAAGAAGGAGTTTGGTGTTAGCGTTAGGTAGATATTCTCCAAGAGTCATTCCTTGATAAAGTTCATTTACTTCGGAGGCGGAGAGGGCACGAGAGAAGATGGCGGTATCGTCTATTGAGCCAGAAAAATAATCAGCAGATAAAGAACCTAATTTTCCTATTGCTAAATCTCCAGTAGAGCTATAGATACTTCCAGTTTGAGCTATAGAATTTTCTAACTTTCCGTTTATATATATTTTAATATTAGAACCATCGTATGTTCCAGTAACATAATACCAAACATCATTTGATAAAGTTGAACTCAATGCTTCTCCAGTCTGGTTAGAACCAGTAGTGCTTATATACATTCCGCACTTACCTCCATTAAAAGTAAGCCAATATCCTTTATGGGTTGAGTCTAAAAATTTACCACAAATAGTAGAAAATGTTGGGGCAGAAGAAGCTTTAATCCAAGCAGAAATTGTTATATTTCCAGTTATTTCTAATGAAGCGTTAGTTGATATTAATAAACTTTTAGTCGAATTACTTGTTCCTAAATTAGCACCATTACTAAATTTTGCTGCGTCAAATACAACAGTTCCGTTATTAGTTAAGGTATTAGCCCCTTTACTATCACTAACATCTTCTAATTTCCAATACGAAACCAGATTAGCATCATTGATAAATTTTGTTTCACTTAGTGGTCTGAATTGTGGCATATTATGATAAAGTTAAAAATCTAGTTGGGAATAAATAGAGGCTGACATAAAGGTCTTGTGGGAATGTAGTTGATGTGACGGTGTCAATATCAATACTTACTCTATCACCAAGTGCCAAACTGGTTGCTGTGTCTGCTGTAAATGGAGTTGCTACAGTTAAAGCATTATAAGCAATAGTTGGTTTAGTGGTGAACATTGTTGTCCCGCCTTTGTTTATGTCAACAACAGTATTACCAGAAGTTGAAGCAACACTACCAACTTCTATTTCTGTTCCAATTACTCTCATTGGTTCGTTCGCATAATAAGCACGACTTATATCAGTTCCAGTAGCTCCAATATTTCCAGCTACTGGAAATACTTTTATATAAGGTTCTGACCCTAAAAGAACTGAATATTTAAAAGTTCCTGTATCAATAGAAGCACAAACATCTCCAATAATTGTAATCGTAGTATTAGGTGAACTGTAAGTTGATGGAATTGAAACCATACCAACTTTATCAACTCCACTTTCTTGCCAACGAACAATCATTCCTTTTTTAAAGATTGCTGTTTGGTCTGTGGCTACTGTGATTGTAGTGTTGGAAGCACGAGTTCCTGTGATAGCAGTCCAAAGAGAAGCACCTCCAGCACTTGGAGTTGTCCATTCCAACCCAGTGGCTGTGGAACTATTAGCAGTTAATACTTTTCCGTTATCACCAACTGTTAGTTTGGCTGGGGTATTATCCGCGGTAGCTGTGATGATGTCACCTTTAGCGTCTACTAATGAATTATTAATTTTTAAAGCCAAAGCATCAAAGACTGCGTTTCCACTTGGAGCAATAGTTGTGTGTCCGTCTGTGATATTATCTTCTACCTTTCCGTCAGCGTATTCTTTTACTAAGCGATTAGTTGGGTATTTTGTAGTAGAAGTGTCTAGGGTAGTGTTTTCTTTGTTGGTCGTTACTTCATAAGAACCAGTGGCTTGTTTTCCGTTAATTTGAGTTTGGATAGAACTGGTTACGCCCTTTACATAACTTACTTCTGTTAAACTAGGATAAGTAGCAACTGCTAAATTGTCAATAGTTTTTTCTGCTGTAAAATAAGCTAGTTCGTTAGCAGTTCCTGAACCAGAAATATCACCACTACCTACTCCATCGTTTCCTTTTAAAGCTAAAATATCCCAATAAGTATCATCAGCCGGTGTATGACCACTTCCTGGGGTTACGTTTATATAAATATAAGAAGTTCCATTATAAGTTACGCAGTCGTTAGCACTATAAGAAGTACCAGCACTATAAGTTCCTTTCCATATATAAGATATTCCATCTATTCCGTCTGTGCCATCTGTTCCGTCTGTTCCATTAGTTCCGTTTATTCCAGCTACACCTTGAATGCCTTGGATACCTTGAATACCTTGGTCGCCCTTAACTCCTTTTAAAAACGTTGAAGCACCAACAACAGTAGCAGTAGAGCTATCGTCAAGAGTAAAGACTAAATCATTACCTACGAAAGCACCACTTACAATTTTAGCACCAGTGTCGCCTTTTAAATCAACCTTAGCGTTTGTTAATGTTACAGTAGAAGCGTCATCTAAGACGAACACCATATTATTGCCTACAAAAGAAACAGAAACTACACAAGCACCATTCGCACCAGTTAAACCTTGAATACCTTGTGGAATAGCAAAGTTAAAGATAGCATCAGAAGTTGTGCCTACGTTTGTTACAGTAGCAGATTGACCTGCGTCTAGAGTTGTAGTTGTTCCAGCAGTTGCGGTAGCTGGGTCACCCTGTATCCCCTTAAGTTCAGATTTAAGAGCTTTTTTAGTTGTATTTGTTATTAAATCAACAAATGGAATCACATCTGTTTCTTGTGGTGTTCCACTTGGAAGTGAAGTAATTTTAATTTTAGCGTCAGCCATATTTTTATATATTATTTAGAATCATTTTTCCAATTATTAGATTGATTGGTAATTAAATAATCATTATTTTCTGTCATTAAAAAATCTAAGGATTCTGTGGCAATAAATTCTGTTTTTATGACTGGTTTTTCATCTGTGTTCCAAATTGGCATAATTATTTTATTTATAACTTACTTTTACTCTACCTATAACCGGTTTTTTATCTTTAAATCTTTTTGAATAATGTTTACCAAGTGCTAGTTCTAACTTTTGTTCTCTTGCGACTAATCTTGGTAGTTGTGGACTTGTCGGTTGCTTTCTATCTAACCATTGAATAGCTACTTTAACTGGTATGATATTATGAAATGGTGAAGCGAATCCAGGTTGTTTAGTGGTGTCGGTTGAAACAAAATCTACATTAGCTCTATCAAAGTAAATCTTTAATCCACCAGTAGCAGAGAAGTTTGGTGCTGGAAATAATTCAACTGTTCCATTTAATATTCTGTAATAATGTGGATTGCCATCTTCTTCTAAAAATTCATCAACTGCTCCAATAATTTGTTCTTTAGTAATTGCTTTTAATTTATTCCAATTACCACTACCGTCTTTATATTCAAGTCTTTGAATTGTTAACGCTGTTTCTGGGATTAAGTATTTATCAGTTCCACTTACTAAGTCTGTTACTGCTTGTGGAAGGTCGGTATAATTTGAATCATCATATTGCCAATTACCACAAAGTAAGTATATTAACGCAAAAACCTCAGAACCTACGACATTAACATCGGCTGTGAAGTCTTTCATTAAATCGGTATTACCGGAAATATATCCAACACCTAAGTCAGTATTCTTTTCTATTTCTTGGATTATACCTTTTCTATTTGAAGTATCATTAAATACCATATTGTTATTTTCCTATTGCGATAGCTCCACAAAAGAGCTTATCACTAAATCTTTGTTTAAAAATGTCTTTATTTATCTCACGAATATTTGGGTTTACGAAACAACATTTAACACCCATTACTTCACAAGCTAGATAAAAACTCTGAATCATTACACCAGCATCTAGATATGGCATAAAATTTTTTTCAGCCGGACTCCCATAGTCTTCTAAATCAGTAAGTAGTAAAACTATCTTATCGGATCTATGTATCCAGCCAGCACCACCGACCAACATCCCACCTAACAATTCCTTATCATCACGACTATTAATTATCTTATAACTAACTGCTTTTCTATCACAACTAGAAGGACTTTTTTCAACCATTTCAAGTATCTCTGTCAAGTCAACTGATTCACCATTAAATACTCTTGAAGAATGACGATTATAAAATACTTTTTTAACTGTGTCTATTTCTTCTTGATAATAAGTTACTTCTTCATCATATCTCCCAGAAAGAGTTTCTTTCTTTCTTTTTTGATGAGCTAGATATCTTTCTTGTGCGTTTCCCATATGTTTAAATATTTATCAACTATTTTACGGACATCGTGATGTTCTAAAATATACTCTCTATTTTTCTTTCCTTGTTCCTGGTCGTATTTTTTAAGTTCTTCTTCTAGGTTAATATCGGTTCTTAAGTATTCACCGGCTACGTTTCCTATTAATTTAGAGAAGTCATTTAAGTATCCATCTCCCCTAGAACCCCAATATGGTCTACTATCCCACACAACCACGTTCCTAGCACAGCTCATAGCTTCTAAAACACCCCTTCCTAAGCTTATAACTACCTCAGCCGAGTTAATTAGCTCTGGCATATTCATCTCTGTCCTAGAAGGTTTTATGACGTTATATGGAAGTTGTAAATCTTCATACGTTACGTTCAAAACTGTCTTCAATTCTCCAATGTCGCTTGTCGGTTTATAAAGTTCGGTGTCAATCGGGTTCTTAATGATAGTTTCTATTCCATATTTCTTTGAAACGTTTTCATTTACTGCTACATAATAGTCAGCCCCTTCTATCGGTATTTCCATTTCAGGAACAGTTCCGTGTGATGTAAATATTTTATACTTAGCATCTACTCCTAAGCAAGTATTGTGATTAATAAGTGCTAAATCGTATCCACTAGGGGAGTAGTCCATTAAATCTCCAAGCATATCGCTTACTACCCCCTTTTTGTGAGTGAATACACCAACTTCATAACCCCTTCTCTGTAACTCTTTAGCCATTGTGTAAGTCCAGGTTTCTGAACCACCTAATTGTGATAGATGATTGTTGGTTAACAGTATCTTCATTTATATTTCCTTAGTTTCTTTAACTTCTTCGCTCTATCAACCAAATCTTGTCTTTCAATAGACTGTTTAATTCTTTCTCCTGGAGTCATCCTGTCTATTTCTTCTTTAATTCTTTCTATTTCTTGTTTTGTCATTTGGAGTTCCCTTTTTAGCTCTTAAACTTTCTTTGTAAGATTCTACCAGGTCGGTAATTTCCACCATTATCTTTCCATTTTCTAGGGCAACTGATGTAACTATTTCAAATTCTCCCAACTTAATTCCTTTACTTTCTACGATTGGATTGATTTTATCTTTAAATCTTTCCAACTTGATAAGATAAGGATTCATTTCATCTTCAATCTTTTGAACTTCTGATTTTACTTTATCGTATTCAGCCTTCCATTCAGCTTGTAATTCTTGAACCTTAGCTTGTAGTTTATCACTTTTGTTTGTTAGATTCTTAAATAAATCAATCTTTTTATTGATTTCATCTTGTAATTTGTTCTTGTCATTTAAGATTTGAAGCAAATTTCTATCGTCTATTAATACTTTACGCATAGTTTTATTTATTTTATTGATTTATAAGCCCATTCCCAAAGTTTATGGTTATTTTCTATATTATAATGCTTTAGAACATATTTTTTAGCATTTTTTCCAACTCTTTCTCTTAGTTTTTTATCATCTAAGAGTTTTTTTACTGTTGGAATCCAACTATGTCCAGTCTTCACTATAAATCCATTAGTTTTCTTTATATCTCCATCGTAAGGACTATCTCCGTTCTTAAATCCTTGAGCAACTACCGGAATCTCAAACATACTTGCTTCAAGATACTTAATATTTGATTTACACTTATTAAAATAGCTTTCGTGACGTGGAATTAACATTAAATCTAATTTAAGATTGTTTAATGTTTGATAATATAGTGACATATTGACAAAAGGTTGCCTTTCATCAGCATATTTATCCCAGAAATCTAATTCTTTCTTATAGATTTCACGCATCATCTTGTGTCTTGAATTATCTTTATGTGGTAATCCAAACACTACTATTTCTACATCATCCCTTGACTTTAAATAATCTAATGTATCTACTATGTGTAGATAATCGTCATTACTTGATACAGAACCAACCAAACCAACTCTTATTTTCTTTCCGGTATTCTTTAAAGGTTCTTCATAATTAAATGGGTCTATTTGATTTTTAAGAACTACTACATTTTTATTTAACTTACGATACTCTTTAGCTAGAAATTCTGTTGTTGTTGTAACTAAATCTGCTTGTCTAACAAATTCTTCAATATTGTTATTCATATCAGATAATCTCTTGCCAATCTTTTCATTTACACGTTCCATATTTGTTGGAACACCAGAGTTAGGCTTATAAGTATCATCGTTATCAAATACAACTTTCTTTCCTGCTTCTTTTAGTAATCTAATTACTTCTACCTTTTCTTTTTCTGCTGGTCTTTGAAATACTATCACATCAGACATCATCGCTTCATAGAACACTTGTTCATTTGATTTTTCCGGACTTGTTAGACTTATCTTTGACCCATTCCATCCATTATGAATTTGTGGTAACAAGCATCTTACTTGGTAACATCCATCATACAGATTGCCTATGTAATATACTTTCATAATTAGAACATTTTACTA